GGCCAGACAATTTGCTGAATTCATTGATCTACAAGATTCGCATTCGTTACGGCAAACCAACCATTGACTTCACTGTTAAAGGTCAAGCTGGTCAATACGCTGATGTGATTGAATTCGGGCGCAAACCTTATCCGGGTGATCCAACAAAACGCCCACCATACGAAGACATCATGAAGTGGATTCGGATGAAACCACTAAAGCTTCGCAACAAACAGGGCGCATTTATTAAGTCCACTGAAAGCGCAATCAAAAGTGCGGCTATTGCCATATCAAAAAGCATAGGTGCAAAAGGTATTCAAGGCATCAACTATTATCAGGAAGCAATAGACGATACATGGGACGAATACAAGGATAAGCTAATGAATGCTTACATTAAAGACATAGAAAATAGATTACTCTTAAACAAAAGATAGATGGCATTAACAATCGTAGATGAACCCTTCAACTGGGTGGTGCGTGGTCAAAAGATTATGCTCATTGCATCGAGCACAGAAGTAGCGCAGCAAGGTTTTCGCTATGGCTTAAATATAACTGTTGATGCTAAGACGTATACGTTCTATTTGTCACCTGCTCCGGATGATAACATGTACTTCGACATTGCGCCACTTGTTGACGACTTGCGCAACCAGCAATATCACTTTGGAACGGATGATACCATTGATGATTTGAGCAAGTATTCGCTTAGCGCATCAATCACTGAATGGTGGTTAGTTGATGGTGTGCTAACAGAAAATGAAGGCAGCGAAGTAACCATGATTGGTCGCATCGTAATCAATGCAGCCTATCAAGTATTCGATGGTTACAAACCAAATCCTGAAGTTGGTGTTGATGACATTAAGTATGTGCTTGAAGTTAGCTTTAACTACGCAATGAGCGACCGAAAGTTCAGCACGCATTCATGGTATTTAGCACCAACTTGGGGAGCAGGCAACCCAACAGCGCAAAACATTATTTGGATTCCTTCATACGAAACTGACTACGGAACATTGAGCATACCGGGTAACGCAACTTACATGTTCAATAACCTTGTAGACAACGTGCGCATTGTATTGTATAAGGCAAATGGCTCAACAGTAGGTGATACACTATCATTGAATGGCTACGATATAGAAGCTTTACCTGTATATCCAGCTAACTTAAATGATTGGGCAGGTTTAACAGTCAAACCAAATGAAAACGACACTCCCGGTTGGCGTTATTATGAGGTATTTGCGCGAACAGGTATTACGCAGTCAAGTGTAAAGTATCGCTTCTACAATGCTGCTAAATATGGGCAGAAGGATTGCCACAATGATGTGATTCGTTTAGGCTGGGTCAATAGTCGCGGTGGTTGGGACTACTTCAACTTCATCAAAAAGTCGGAGATGAACGATGAGATTGAGCGCAAGAAGTACAGGAAGGTGTTGTTCAATAGTACAACAAGCGTGTTCAGCAAAGATGATCGCGGATTGTTAGAGCGTAGAAACTTAGTTCAGCAAGTCTTAACAGTAACAAGCGACTACATTCAGGAAGGTGAGTTTCTATTCCTTCGCTCGTTGCTTGTGAGCAATCAGGTTGTATGGATAACACAGCGCAACGGTGAGAACATTGCGTTGCCTGTCAATTTAGATGACACAACCTACACCGAACGCAAGACACGTGACGGCAAGCTGTACAATCTGTCTTTGAAAGTAAGAATGGCAAACGAATACTGGACATAACATGAACGGAGAAGTACAATTAATTGTCAAGAATATAGGGCCTGCCACATATACACAGTGGCTAAACGTTCCTATAAACGTTGCACCCGACTTGGAAAAAATGTATATAAGTGCCGACCAGAGCCCCAACTTTATTTGTGAGGAGTCGCAGCTGCTTTTAGATACTATACAGAGCCAGGGCGGTTTAACCGTGCAGCTATTCGACCTAAACGACAATAGCTTGGGGACCGCCTTTTTAAATACCCTATCCGGATATGACATTGGTTGTGGCGGTGTGTCGCCTCAAACGACTTTAAAATACGACGCCGCACAAACTAGTATACAGGTAGTAAATACCGCCTACTTTATTTGGTTCGCTGGAACCGGTAGTATGTCTTACATTCTCGACTTATATGAAAATGAAAGCATTTCGCAGAACTGGAAGTTTCAGGACTTATCCAACTTCACAGCGCAGGGTGCATTCAGTCGTGAATTTCGCATACCATTCAGCGAAACGAATAAGGAAGCATTAGGGGCACTATTCGACAACAACGTAGAGCAAGGTGCGGAAAACTATTTCTTCTACAAACTGCCTGCTGAAATTCGCGTGGATACGCTTCCGATTGCAGCTGGCTACTTGCGTGTACGCAAGGTGTACAAACAGATGAATCGGTTGAGCGAAGTCGAAGTGGCTTTCTATGCTGAAACACCCGACCTAGTTCGCACCATTGGTGAAAAAAAGCTAAGCGATATTGCAGCGCTGGCTGATTTGAATGAGGTTGCGAATTATGCCAACGTAACAACTGAAACAGCTGATAGGATTTGGACATTATGTGATCGTGGGCAAAAGTGGAGCAATAGCGGTGGAGCAGGTTCACGCCCTATACTAGATCCATCGAATCCATTGTATGCAGGTGACTTAACACCTTCAGTCAGTTGGTGGTATTTGCTACGCAACATCGTAACCGAAGCAGGATTTGACCTTGTTGCTTCATCACTTGAAAACATTATAGAAGGATATTACATGCCGTTCTGTAATACACCACAATTAAGTACACTTGGACAAATAAACGACTTTTTATTTTTAGCTTATAATCCGAGTGCTATCACAGCAACGTGTTCACCAACGAGTGGAGATTTTGACTATGCAGGATTAACTGAAGTATTCGACAATAATGGTGATTTTACTCCGGGTTCAGGTACGTATACAGCACCTGTAAGTGGATTATTTACATTTAATGGATTCTTTAGATTTCAAGCATCGTCTTTTGGAGGTGGTGCAGATCACGCACGAGTTACTGTATACATAGGAAAAAATGGAACTGACTTTACGCCTTTAGGTAACACGCCTTATTTTTCTAATGTAGGAGATAGAGGTTTTACTACGAGTATACAATTGGACGCAGGTGACACAGTAAAATTTACTTTTTACGCCATTAGCTTTGCTCGATTTGGTAGTAATTTTTTTAGTGGTGGCAGTTGTAACATTTCAGCATTAGCAGGCACCGGAAGCACCAGTGGTTTCAATTCATTTATACAATTAACGAACGTTGCTGTTTCAAGTGGTCAAACAATCAACTATCCAGCTAACGCACCGGATATGCGACAAATTGATTTCGTGAATGATGTCATTAAGATGCACAACTGCGCAATCATTCCGAGTCGTACTGTGCCAAACAGAATTGCAATCGTGCCACAAAACAACTACATTGGAACTGGCGATGTAATAGACTGGACAAGCAAACTCGATATAAGCAAGGATGTCGTAACGTCTAGCACTATTGAGATACAGAAAGCAAAGTTTCAATTCACTTATACAGCAGGCGAAGATGCATACAGCAAGCTATATGTAGATGCCAATCGCGTGTATGGTGATTTCGTAGCAGAAGGATACACAATCAATCCATCGACTGCACCTAGTGATTTTGCTATAGGTGATCAAAAGATTCAACTTGTAACACGAAGCACACCTGCTGCATTAATACCGGGAACGGGCACACCTATACCATCATTTTACAATGAGCAGTTAGAATTCAATGCACCCGGTCCACGTGGCTTGTTTTATGCTGGTACTGTAGGTATAAATTTATACGACGAAGGAACTAGTAGTGCATCAGCCGTTACCGTTGTGCCGATACTAAATCACTATAGTGATGCATATCCTGAATTGAATGATTTCGATTTGAATTGGGCACCTGAAGTACCTCCCCATGTCACAACAGTAATATCGAATCCATACAACAATTTATTCAATGCGTATTGGCGTAACTACATGAATGAACTATATTCTCCTCAAGCGAGAATAATGGAAGCATTCTTTGCGCTTGATCTAAAAGACATACTTACCTTTTCGTTTGCTGATAAGATTTGGATTCAAGATAGCTATTGGCGCATACTTGAAATAAGCGACTATAAAGTAGGATTGCAAGAAAGTACAAAGGTTAAGCTTATTAAATTCCTTGATCAAATCAATGACTGTTCAAGCACACCCGTTGGCACGACTGTTAATGGCGAAGTTGAATTTGAAAGTGGAGGTGAAGCAGTAGAACCCACTGAAGATTGCTGTTCACGCTATGGGTATTTTTGGGATGAGGTAAATGGCATTTGCTGGGCATTCAACAATGGTGGTCAGTTTCGCAATACAATTATATCCGATGCAACCGAACAAAACACATCGTTGAGTTCAGTTTCAAATTCGGTTGTTAACGGGGTAAAAGTTGCTGTTGCAAATGGAAATAGCAACATGCTTGCTGTTGGTCAGGATTTGAATCTAACCAAATTTGTCAATGGCAGCAATTTGCTAGGTAAAAATGTAGAAGTGAATTTGCCCGGATTACACGTAGGTGGTGGCTATCGCGGTGGAAATCCAACTGGTACATATTTTGGATGGGCGCAATTTGGAACATTTGTACTGCAACGTTTAGTTACCGTTCTTACATCGGGTTCAACTCAAAATTTATATATTGAAGGTGTAGCAGGAGAATATATAAATCTACCTGATGACACTCTTTGGAGTTGCTTTTGGAATGTCACAATAAAAGATACAACGGGCGCAAGTGAAACATCATTGCATCACTTTACACTTGACAAAACAGGTGGCATTGCAACAGCCAGCGCAATAACCACACTAAGCACAATAGGTGCAATAGGTGCAAACGTCTTCACATTTGGAATCGATACGACAACAGACACAGATGAACATCGCATAAACGTCACGTTTACGGGTGGCACATATCCCGATGGATTTGTAATTACTTCATCACTTCAATACCAACAATCAAAAACAGCATAAAATGGATTCAATCAAAAACTCAATGCGCTACATCCAGCTAGGAATCGCAACAAAGAAGGAACATAACTATTCATTGCGCAAATGGCAGCGTGTGTTATGGTATGTTACACTGTACACATGGCGCATCTTGCTAGGACTAAGTGTTATTTATTTAATCTATAAACTCATCTACTAATGGCTGAACCTATTGTACGGACCTTTCAAATTGACACAGGATCAAGTGAACAAAAATTAAATGCACTTGGTAGTGCTATTGATAGCGCAGACAACGCTGGCAAATCTTTGAAGGCTCAGTTGCGCGAATTAAATCAGCAGCTTGCTAATACTGATCCACAAACGCAGAAGTACCGTGACCTTAGTATCGCGGCGGGTGAACTTAAGGATAGGATGCAAGATGCAGCGCAAGCTGTAGGTACACAGGCAGGTGGTGCATTCGAAAAGGTTAGCGGTTCCATTGGACTTGTTACATCACGTTTATTTTCATTAGATTTTCAAGGTGCTGCGGAAGGTGCTAAATTATTTGCACAGAATGCTGGTAGTATCAAGCTAAAGGATGTAAGCGAAGGTGTAAAAGGTTTGACTTCTACGCTGGGCACTTTAGGTAAGGCACTGTTGACAAATCCTATTTTCTTACTTGGAACTGTTTTAGTAGGAATCATTTCAAACTTTGAGGCACTTAAAAATTCGGGCGGTGCATTGGGTAATTTCTTTACAGGAATATCCGATTCTGTTACATTTCTTAAGGATAGTTTGCTTGCGTTATCCGATGCGATAGGATTAACGAATACTAAAGCAGCCGAGCAAGCCGAAAAAATTAAGCAACAAAATAAGGAAGCGTTAGATAATGTAAAGGAATATGCGAATACTGTAGGTAGTGATGTCGAGAAAAAAAGTCAACAAATCCTACAAGCTTCAGGAGGTAACTTAAAACAAGCGCGTGAAAAGTTTAAAGAATACAGCGATCAAGTTAAAGTATTAAATGAAAATTTGATTAATGAGTTCAATCTAATTGTTGAGCGTGGTGGTAAGTTAGATGAATACCAGCAACAACGTTTAGATGCTGCTATTAAAGAAAATGCTGCATTTGAAAAAGTATTGACTGATATAAATAAATCAATCACTGAAGCAGACCAAAAAGCGCAAGACGATGCGCAAAAACGCGAAGAAGATAGACTTCGCAGACTTGAAGAAGCAGGTCAGCGTTTATCTGCACTCAGGGGTAAAATATATGAGCAAAGCCAAAAGTTAAAAGCACAAATTGAAGCTGACCAAACACAACCGGATAGTGCGAAAAGTGGTATAAGTGATTTTGATGCTGAATTAGAAGCACAGCGAAACGCACAGGATTTCAGTATTCAGTTAATGCAGGAAGGTGTAGATAAAGAGATTGCAATGGCTGATGCGAAGTATGCAGCCATGCGCGATGCTGCTAAAGGCAATGCTGAACAGCTTGCAATTATTGCACAGATGAATGCGGATGAAGTTGCGCAAATTGAAAAAAATGCGCAGATGCAAAAGTTAGATTTTGCAAAGCAAACGCTGGATGGTATAGCTGCTATCACTTCAGCATTTGGCAAGAATAATGAAAAGACTGCAAAGGCAGCATTTAAGGTGCAAAAGGCAATCAGTATCGCACAGGCAACCATTAGCACATACGAATCTGCTAACTCAATTTTTAACAGCACAGCAAAGAACCCAATCACTGTTGCCTTTCCGGGTGCGCCATTTGTAGCTGCAGGTGTTGCAGTAGCAGCTGGTCTTGCTAATGTTGCAACAATCGCATCACAACAGTTTCAAGGCAGTGGTTCAACACCGGGTAATAACAACACAACTCCACCTTCATTCGGTGGTGGTGGTAACGAAGGTACGCAACCAGCAACGTTCAATCCATTTGCTGCGCAGTTTGTGACAAATCGCCCTGATCAATACTTACCACGTGCGTATGTGTTAGCAGGTGATGTATCAAGTCAGCAAGAAGTACGCGAGAATGTAGAAGACTTAGCACGTATAGGATAAAACAATATATATTTAAATCATGGAAAAAAGAAAAGTAGTTAAGTGTGTAATCGACGAAGAAGGTCGTTTAGGAATTACAGCGATGGGGCTAGTAGACATGCCAGCAATCGAAGAAAATTGGATTGCATTGAGCAAGATTCAGTTTGCCAAAGTGGATGACGAACGTAGAATGCTATATGGACCTGCATTGATACCGGATAAGGAGATACTGCGCTATGACGATAAGGGCGAACCATACTATGTGTACTTTGAAAAGGCAACAGTCCAGGCAATCGCGCATCAATTCTTCAAAAAGAATCTGCAACACACCACTAATCTGCAACATGAAATACCAGTAACCGGTGTGACAGTGGTGGAATCATGGTTGAAAGAAGGAAAGAATGATAAGAGCATTCAACTTGGGTTGCCTGAACTGCCTGATGGCACATGGTTCATCGGAACCAAAGTTGACGAAGACCACGTATGGAATGATGTGAAGGAAGGAAAAGTAAAAGGTTACAGCATTGAAGGCTTCTTTAACGAAGTCGGTGTAGCTATGAGTGGCGTTAAAAACTACGAAGCAGAATTGGTTTTGGAACTAGACCAAATACTTGCAGGTTTGAAAAAATGATATATATTTGCCGAACGTTGGTTATAT